GATAGCAATAACAATCCCATCCTAGACATTAATGGCAACCAGCTAGTAACGCTGGGGCTGAAGAGCGTCTGGAAGAACATCACAAAGGAACGTGCTGGCAACTTACTATCCCCGACTGATTGGATGGTGGTGAAGGCGGCAGAGGTTTCTGATTACACAGTGCCAGCAGATGTGACCACTTATCGTGCGTCTGTACGCACTGCATCCAATACCATCGAAACAGCGATAGACAATGCGGCTGACCATGCGGCTTTTCTAGCCCTGCACGATACGCCAGTAGACGCAGATGGGAACGCTACAGGGAACGCACCTATTAACGATTGGCCTGATGAGTTATAGAGATGAGCAAACCAACTATACAGTCTATTCATGTTGAATTAGAAAAACACATTGCTGTTACAGATGAACGCTGGACAGAAACGATCTTACGCATAAAGCGTATGGAAAGCATTATGATTGGCTCTGCTGGCGCGATAATATTGTTGCTATTAGCTGTAGTCTGGCGAGGCTAGCATGGCTATAGACCCTGTATCGGCTATAGCTGTAGCTACAACAGCATACAGGGGCATAGTACAGGCTTATAGGGCTGGCAAGCAAGTAGAGTCTATGTCTAAGGACGTAGGCAAATGGATGGGTGCTATTGCTGATGTAAAGCAAGCTCATCAAGAAAAGAAATCATCCAGATTTAAAAACGTAGAAGAACAGGCTCTCGATACTTATCAAGCTTTGAAGAAGGCTGAGAAGATGGAACAAGAGCTAAAGAATTTTCTTGTTGCTAACTACGGATTCCAAGCGTGGAATGATTTAATGCGTATTCAAGCTGAACTAAGAAAAGAAAGGCTGGCAGAGAAACGTAGAAGGCAAAAGAAAATAGAAAGTATTATGGAGGCTTTAGGGCTGGGGTTTGTCAGTTTGCTTATAGCCGCAATGGTGGCTGGGTTATTGGCGTGGATGATTTGGTTAAAAGGAGGCTTTAAATGAGTGCGGAAGATGTAGCAAGAAAGCTATTAGAGCTAAAGATACTGCCACGATTTATGATGCTGTGCATGACAGGTGTTTACATACGCTGTATTGAGTGGGCATTATCACAGCCAGATTTGACAACACAGCAAGCAAGTTTAATATCTGTAGTAACTGGTGCGATGACTGGTAGTTTAGCGGTATGGTTAAACTCAGAGAAGTAAATGGCTACTAAGCTCAATGAAAACACAGAGGTGGCACTGCCGCTACGCAACATCATTAGTATGGTTGCGGCGGCTAGTCTAGCAACGTGGGCTTACTTTGGTTTGATAGAGAGGCTAAACACACTAGAGACAAACCAGACCATGATGCAGTCTGACTTGGAACAGAACACAGAGTTTCGCATCAAGTGGCCTAGAGGCGAGATGGGTAGCTTGCCAGCAGATAGCGAACAGTTCATGCTGATAGAGCATTTAGCTACTGAGTTAGAGAAGCTACAGAACGAGATTGAGGGTGGCAAAGCACCATACGATCAACAGCAGAAACTAACTTTAGAGTTCTACGAAAAACGTATAACTAGCTTAGAAGAAAATATAGAGAAGTTGCGTAACGGTGATTGAACTTACTTTTGTTTTATTATTGGTTATGGGTGGCGAAAAGGTAGAGTACACGCCTTACCAATCTTTGTCTGAGTGTCTGTCTGTACGCAGAAAGATAAAGCGTAACGTAGGCCATACCAATAACTTTGACCAGAAGTGGTCATGTAAAGAGTTAAAAGTTAAGGTGCAAGACGGTAACATATTGGAGTTTGTAGAATGATTCAGGCATTGATTGGCCCAGCCACGGATTTAATTGGCAAGTTTGTAGAAGATAAAGACCAGAAGAACAAGCTAGCCCATGAGATTGCCACAATGGCAGAACGTCATGCTCAAGAGCTAGCAAAAGGGCAGCTAACTATCAATGCAGAAGAAGCAAAGAGTAAGAATATCTTTGTGGCTGGTTGGAGGCCGTTTGTTGGTTGGACTTGTGGACTTGCTTTGTTTGTTCATTTTCTTGTTATTCCTGTGGCTGATGTGGTGACAGCATATATGGGATATCAGCCTGTACCTTACCCAGCTTTTGACATGGATACGCTAATGACTGTATTATTGGGTATGTTAGGTCTTGGTGGTCTGCGGACTTATGAGAAACAAAAGGGGCTAACAAAGTAATGGCAACAAAGAAGCGTAAGTCTACTGTAAACAAGGCTGGTAACTATACCAAGCCTACCATGCGTAAGCGTTTGTTCCAGCAAATCAAGTCTGGTGGCAAGGGCGGTAAGCCAGGGCAGTGGTCTGCTCGTAAAGCGCAGATGCTTGCCAAGCAGTACAAAGCCAAAGGTGGGGGCTACAAGTAATGCCACTAAAGAAATCCCAGAAAAGCCTAAAGAAATGGACAGCGCAGAAGTGGCGCACCAAGTCAGGCAAGCCAAGCACACAGGGCAAGAAGGCAACAGGTGAGCGTTATCTGCCATCCGCTGCTATCAAGGCATTATCCCCTGCTGAGTATGCGGCAACATCCAGAGCAAAGCGCAAAGCTACGAAAGCTGGCAAGCAAGTATCTAAACAGCCAAAGCGTATTGCAAAGAAAACTAGAAAGTATCGCAAATGAATATAGATCAGCTACGCATAGAACTGGCTGAAGATGAGGGCTGTAAGTACACAGTCTATCTTGATCATCTAGGATTACCCACTGTGGGTATTGGTCATTTGATTACTGAAGATGACTTTGAGTATGGCTGTTCTGTCGGCACAGAAGTACCTGAAGAACGGGTACAGGCTTTGTTTCGCAGAGATGTAGCTATTACTATAGAAGATTGCCAAAGATTGTACCCTGACTTTAATGATCTGCCAGAAGAAGTGCAGTTAATTGTGGCTAACATGATGTTTAATCTAGGCTACCCAAGGCTATCCAAGTTTGTTGGCATGAAGTCTGCTGTTGATAGTAAGCTGTGGACTGTTGCGGCAGATGAGATGGTAGATTCCAAATGGTTTGATCAAGTGCCTAACAGGGCAAAGCGTCTTGTTGCCCGTATGAGAGCCGTGGAGAGCGATAATGGCTAAGACCCCAGCATGGCAGCGTAAGGCTGGAAAGAACCCTAAAGGGGGCTTAAACGCCAAAGGAAGGGCATCTGCAAAGAAGCAGGGCATGAACCTAAAGCGTCCTGTAAAAAGCGGTGACAATCCTAGACGGGCTAGCTTCCTAGCTAGGATGGGTGGTATGCGTGGGCCAGAGCGTAAGAATGGCAAGCCAACTAGATTGCTTTTATCCCTGAGAGCGTGGGGTGCAAGCAGTAAAGCAGATGCCAAGCGTAAGGCGGCTGCAATCTCCAAACGTAACAAGTCAAAGAAGGGAAAGTAATCATGCCTATGGGTAAAGGAACTTACGGATCTAAGCGTGGCAGACCAGCAAAGAAAGCGGCTGGTAACGGTCTAACTGCAAAGCAAAAGACACTGCCAAAGGCAATGCAACAACGCATTATGAAAGCCAAAAAGAAAAAGTAACAACAAAAGGGGGTGGCATAACACCCCCCCTTTTGCCACTATATTAAATAATCACCGCCATTATAGAAGTATTCAGCAAGTTCATTTATCAAATGTTCTTCTGTCCATACCCCTTGTGGCTCTTTGCCATCGGGCATTATCCTGTCATTGCCGTATGGGTAGATAGGTTCTAGCCCATGTTCTTCTGCAATCCTTAATATGCCCCAGCCTACGCGAATCAGCAGTTCATAATAGAACTCAGCTTGTTCCCTGCTTCGCTTTTTGTTCAGCTTCTTGCCAAACTTTGTGGAAACAATCATCATCACGCATCTCGAAACACAGTATTTGTTGTGCGCCATTGACTGTCCAGCCCCCACTCAGGGCTGGATGTATTTTGTTGCAGTATTCGCAAGTGACAGTGTGCGTAGAAGTTACTGTCTTTGACTTTGACTTTCGCTTCTTTCGAGAAAACATTACGAAAAGTCTTTACCATTGTTAAACTCCACTAGCACATGACGAGGGATGATCCATGTACGTCCAACTCTTTCAGCCTTGATTCGGCCATTTTTAAGCCATTTGTACATGGTATTCATTTTAGCCTTGTCAGATTTACCAAACAGTATTTCACACGCCTCATTCGCTGTGTAAAATATCTTAGCCTCAGAATGGGATGTCTGTATCATCTAACTGCTGCCCTTCTGCTGGCTTAATAGCTGGTTGGTGACGTTGATTAATAGCCTGACCAACAGGCTTTAGACCGCCTTGAGAAATGTTGTCTGCAATATTGTCATGCGATTCGTAGTCACGCACCTCTGCGATGTTGATGCCAAGAGATCCATCGTCATTGGTAAAGACTTGCACAGAGTAACGTGCATCTGCCCGTAAATGAATATCTGCTGGTGAACCATCCTTAAATGGCTTCCAATTACTGTTGCCATACGCAGACTTGGCATTGCCATCTGTGTTTGCGAAACAACGGATTGAGGTAACTTTTTCAAACTTTTTAGCCATTGATATCTCCTTGTGGCTTTAATTGTGTATTGCGTAGCACAATACGTTCACGAATCATTTGGTGCATTTCGGGATAGTTTTGCTTTGCTATCTCCATGTTTTCTTTTACCCAACCACTTTGCACCCAAT